GCGTACCAGTTGTACCTTGAATACCTTGGAATCCGTTGGCACCTTGAGTACCAGTTGTACCTTGAATACCTTGGAATCCGTTAGCGCCTTGTGTACCTGTGGTGCCTTGAGTACCAGTTGCTCCTTGCGTACCTAATGTACCTTGAACACCTTGAGATCCGGTTGTTCCCTGCGTACCAGTTGTACCCTGAGTACCTATTGTTCCTTGAGTACCTGTTGTTCCCTGTGTACCAGTAGTACCTTGACTACCTGTTGTTCCTTGTGTACCAGTAGTACCCTGTGTGCCTAATATACCTTGGACACCTTGAGTGCCTGTTATTCCTTGCGTACCAGTTATTCCTTGCGTACCAGTTATTCCTTGCGTACCAGTTGTACCTGTAGTACCCTGAAGTCCCGACTGAATATTTGCAGAGATTGTTATTCTATCATTAACAGCATCACCAACAATGCTTATATTATTACCAGCGTTGATTGTAAGAATATCGCCTACAGTGTCAGCCACAAGTAATGTGCCGTTAGCACTTACTGTCCCGAAAGATAATATTGTTGGTGAAATTTCTACAATAGAACTTGTGGTGTTCTTATAATACAGTTTGCCATCGGCAAAGTTAATCGCTAACTCGCCGTTGGCCAAATCTGCTGGTTTAGCACTGGGTGTGCTTGATTTTTTAAGCTGTATTGTTGTGTTTGACATTAGAAATCGTCATCTGGTTCTTTCATTTTCGTCTTAGTATTTAGTTGAACCTTTACCGTAGATGACTCTTTGACATTCTTTGCCACATCAACTTTTGGAACAGGTGAAAGTGGTGTCAATTTTTCTAATTTTTTATTTAGTTCCAAAATTAACTTATCCTTATCATTTAAGGTAGAAGTTAGGTTATCGACTTTTTCATGATATGATGATATTTGAGTATCTTTGGCAACTAGATCATTATTCAAAGATGATATTTGATTACCCTTCGCAACTAGATCAGTATTCAAAGATGAGATTTGATTATCTTTGGCAACTAGATCAGCATTCAAAGATGAGATTTGATCATCTCTAGTCCTAATTTCGTTTTTCATATCAGTTAATTGTTTTAACAAAGTATCCATATGAGATACTTTGGAAGTTATAGCACTATGAGATTCCTCAGCTATCTTGAGTTTATCTTGACAAGACAGTAGTGCTGCTTTCATTGTTTCGGTATTATCTTGAGTAGCAGAAAAATTATTATTGATGTTTTCAAGTTCACTAGTTAATCTTGATATTTCAGTATCTTTTTCATTAATCAATTTTCCTAGTGTTGTATCTTTTTCACTAGTCAATTGTGTAATAGTAGCATCTCTTTCAACCAACAAATCGTTAGCCAATTTTAGTTGTGTCTTAAGTTGAAGACTACTCCCCACATATTCGTGGAGAGTAGCAATTGTTGTGTCAATATATGTATTAATAAACTTATTTGGATCACTCATTATGTAATACTCACTTTGTTAACTGTTTAGAATGTGCCTCCATCAAGCATACCAAAACTTGGAACACCTGTGGCACTTGCTTGTAGAACTTGACCGTCTGTACCAGCAGCAGTGACTTTTAGAGAACCTGTTGTATTACCAAACAATATACCATTTGTAGTAAATGATGATAGTCCAGTACCTCCTCTAGGAACAGTCAAAATTCCGCTTGTGATAGCTGAGGTATCAATTGCGATAGCTGTATTACCAGCTGATGTAATTCTACCCCATTCGTTTACTACAAACGTTCCAACCGTTGCTGAACCACCGTATGATGTTGCTGTAACTCCTGTTGGACTTAATCCTAGAACCATAGCGTCGGTACCAGCATTGCCTACAATAGTAACACCGTTAGCCGAAGTGATGGTAAGTGTGTCGTTATTTGAAGCTGCTACAAGAGAAGTTCCTCCTGCTGAGACAGTTACAAATCCTGTTTGAACTGCACCATTTGCTTTATTGAAAGCGACTGCGGCATAAGAATTAGCAGCAGTGCCTACAGCACTCGCATAAGCATTACCCGCTGCACCAACTGCTACAGCATAAGCATTACCAGCAGCACCTACAGCATCAGTGTAGTTATTACCTGCTGTACCCACACTGGTAGCATAACCATTAGCACCTATACCTGTATTATAAGCAAGTAAGTTTGCTGCGTTAGCTTTAGCAAATGCGGCAATAGCTATTGTTTCTGATGCGGTAACATCTGCATTAGAAGCAATATTGTAATAATTTGTTCCATCATTCGTGAACTGCCATTTATCAATGCCTTCATTCCAAAGAAGAGAAACGTTTGCGCTTGATCCTCTATTGATTTCCATACCAGCATTTTCAGATGGCGCAACACCAATAGGCAAATCGGCATTGAGTGTAAGAATATTATCGCCAATGAGAAGGGTCTGGGTATTAGCATATGTAACTGTGCCAGAAATTGTTAAATTCTGTTGAACAACCAAACTTCCTGTTATTGTGCCACCCGCTAGAGGCAAATACGTAGCGGCTGTATAAGTATTACCAGCAGCTCCTACAGCATTAGTGTAGTTATTGCCAGCAGTTCCAATGGCTGTTGCTGTTGATAAAGCATAAGCATTACCAGCAGTTCCAATGGCTGTTGCTGTTGATAGAGCATAAGCATTACCAGCAGCGCCTACAGCATTAGTGTAGTTATTACCTGCTGTACCAATGGCTGTTGCTGTAGATAGAGCATAAGCATTACCAGCAGCACCAACTGCTGTAGCATAACCATTAGCGCCTATACCTGTATTGTAAGCAAGAGCGTTTGCTGCGTTAGCTTTAGCAAATGCAGCAGCAATTATGTCTGTATCGCCAGTGTTGGCCTTATCGAATGCCGCGGCAGCTAAAATTTGTGCCGCATTTGCCTGATTATAAGCCTGAATAGCGGTGTTAACATAATAACGGCCGCCAATTTCAATTACTTGAGATCCATCGGAAGAACCGATGAATAACTTGTCGGAAAGATATGAATACGCTGGTTCCGCAGCAGATAGCGAACCAGCCGTTGGTGCGGTTGTTACCGTACTTCTTTTAATTTGAATGACTGTATTCGCCATTTAGAATGTTCCTCCATTTATATTTGGTAAAGTCTTTATTACATATTTATTCGAAGTTTCGTCGTAAACTAATATTTCGTTATTGTCTGGATCACTAGCGTCAACATCAGTTAGATTTTCAAGTTTAGATTCCGGATTAGCAAGCCCGACACTTCTAATTGTTGTTCTTTGTTGATTATTTATTGAAACTCGGTTTTGACTGCTTGAATTTACCGTTACTTTTACGGCCATTGGTTTATTCCTATCTTGTTACTTGTGGTGTTACTGTTATTATACCCTCAAGCACACGATTGACATATCCATTACCGTCAATAGTTTCCAAATCAAATAGATATCTTCCAGCTTTTATACTGGATGTGTTTGCAGAATCCAGCGACATGGTAATCTCGCCATTGCTGGAATCTGTTATTGTACATACAATATTAGCACTTGCGTTTATCGAATAGTACGATCTACGCATTTGACTACGAACATTATAACTCGCAAGGGAAATAACAGAATTTGTAACGTCATCAGTTAGATTGATAACGTTTCTAAAATTTGCTCCCTGATCTATATAAAGTTCTACGTAAGCTGCCATTTGATTTCCTTATTATTAGTCTTTTGTTGCTATAATTATATCAACATATTGTACTGCCATGTCTATTGCAGTACCTGTAAACGAGTGGCTGTGTGCATCTCCAGTGAACGTGTGTGTATGTGCATCTCCAGTAAAGGTGTGAGTGTGACCAAGACCTCCACCGGCAGCAGTAGAAGTTCTAACAGTGCCTGTTCCAGGAGCAGGATTATTGCCACCTTGACTGTATGTGTTAGTAGTGCCAATGCCGTGAGTGTGACTTGGAATCTGATCTATAGTAAGAACTGTAGAACCAACGGTACCTGTTGCTGTTACTGAACTTATTGTGCCGGTAGCAGTTGTTGATGATATTGAACCAGACACAGCTTTGCTAGAAAATGCTGTACTGAAAACAACAGTGCCTCCTGAGCTACCTCCACTAGTACCACTAACAACTCGGAGTGCTTTATCATTGTGTGTGGTAGATTTTGTCCAGCCAGTAGGAGCAGTTGCTTGTGCAAATAACATTGCCGTAGTTGATGGAAAAATAGTTGCCCATGTTGGAGCAGAAGTTCCTGCTGAAGTTAAAACTTGACCAGAAGTGCCAACACCAGTGAAAGCAATAGCTGAGGCAGTGGAATAAGCCACAGCACCTGCATTTGCAGTAAGTGATGCATTTGTGCCACCATCTGCTAAAGCTATATCTGTTGCATTCCATACGCCTGCTATAAGAGTGCCGACACCAGTTATGCTGGTATATGAACCGCTCATACGTGCAGAAGGTACTGTGCCTGATGTTAAGTTTGTCGCAACCGAAGCATAAGCGTTAGCGCCTTGACCAACTGCTACAGCAACAGTGTTGGTATAGTTATTACCAGCAGTTCCAACAGCAATTGTATAATTATTACCGGATGTTCCGATTGCTACCGCTCTATTATTACCAGCAGTTCCAACAGCAATTGTATAATTATTACCGGATGTTCCAATTGATGTTGCTGTTGCTAAAGCATAAGAGTTTGTTGAAAGTGCTATGCTTGTAGCATAAACATTCACAACGTTTACTTTATTAAATGCGCCATTAGCAACAACAAATGTTTGTTCACCTTGAACAAGTATTTGATTTGTTCTAGTGCGCCAGTCATCAAATGTGTTTGTTAGTGTTACGTTTGCTAATGCCATTTTTTATTCTACCAACTTTTTTAATAGTGATTTGATTTCTTCCAGATCGGTTTCTAGCTTATCGATCTTAGATACTTTTTCTTCTAAAGTATTTATCTGTCTCTCAGTTCTTCTCATAGCATCGCGTCTGTTTTTGTATTTCTGAAGGGCCTCGTTATCTTTGTTTACGAGGACACCTTCCGAAACTTTATATACACCTGGAATTTCAGTTTTTTTCATAATTTTAAAGCTGCAATGCTACTGTTCTTAGATCAGCGACTCTTGGAACGATAGCACTATTCTCTCCAACAAGACCGACTTTGATCTGGAATGACTTGAATGTCTTAAATATCACATCTGCGCTGTTTTTATATGTAAATATACCATCGGTAGCACTAAGTCCACCAGTTGTGACAGTTTGTGCTGGTAATAGGAACTTGTATTCTTTGAAGTCGTTCTTGTTTGAGAATGAAGAATATGTACTATCTCCTCCATAACTCTTTTCAAGTTCAATCCAGACCTTCTGTGACATAGGATCGGAATCTACTCCACTCAAAAGTTTCATCCAGACTTTAATATCTGTATTTGGTGGACGATAAGCTGTTAAGAATACGTTCATATCTTCCGCATCTTGATAGTCGGCTAATGTTACGATCTTTGAGATGTACTTGTTGAATAATTGTCCACCTTGTGTAGCGGCTTCATCAACAGTATTCGCGTTTATCAAATTATCAACAACGATTGAGTGTGATCTGCCAATATCAAATACTGGAGAGAGATAATCAGTGGATGTTGTTAGTGTAGTTTTAATTTTATTAGAGTAGTTTGACGATAGACTTGCAATCTCATTAGAACGAGAGAAGATAGCTTTTTCTTCATCAAATGTATAATTTTCTCCAGCATCAAAGTTGAAGTATGCACCTGATGATCCGGTATTAGAATACGTTGCCATTTCATATGAAGTGCCAGTTCTAACAAAGTTAATAACTGCCGGTTCAAAATCTATGACAGAATATCTCATATTTCCAATTGAATCGATTGTTGCTGAACCTTCATCTGAAATATCAAATATTTTTTCTCCAGTAGAGAATTTACCATTTGAGCTTGTCAAGATCATCTGGGTTTCAAATGGAGTTTCCTTATAGTATTCCAAGAATCCAGCACCGCGAGTATTGCCCGTAATCGTATATCCATTAGCAGTGCCTTTAACAACGCCATTTGAAGAATATCTAAGGGTTGCTTTTTCACCAGAAGAATATCTGATGTTTGACATTTTGTGAGCGCCAGAAGAAATACTAATAACACTAGAGTTTACTTGTGTATTTGCGCCGATAATATAGTCGCCCACACTAGGAATAGGTGTTCCAGTTATAGTAAGTCTATCACCTGTCACGAAAGGTTCACCGAATCCTTCTAGACCACCTTGAATATTGGATAGATACAACTTTTCTTTTGGTTGATTTCCAATCTCAAATGTTCCTGATCCTACAGTGAATGATGCGCGATACCACTTACATGTTAGATCAACATCTTCCTGTAGTACCCAGATTGTATCATTGTTTGTTGTGAATGTTGCACCATTATAAGCACGACCCGTCACTTGCTTACCTGTATTTCTATCTGTCTGGCCAATTCTTGACATCCAGAAGTAATAGTTTGGATTTGCTGCTTCTGGGTGGATAATAAATGCATATGATTTATCAGCATACAAGAAGATTGGGGATTCAAATTTAACATTTAACGGGCTTAATATTCCATCAGGAGAGATAGGAATAGTTTCAATTCCACCTACAGTTTCATTTTTAAACCATACTTTAGAAAATGGAACAGAATTTCCAGTAATGCCGCCGCCGGCGTCGAGTTCTCTTACCTCACACCACATACCAAGAGTAGGATGTTTAGCTTGACAGAAAATATCAACTGAGGTTAAGAAGAGACCTTCTTCACCACTTGGAACTTTAATAGGCATTACATATGCAAGACATGATTTGTTGTTCGGCACTGAGATTGGAGGTAAATTAAATTCTCTTTTTGGTTTCTTAGGAGGAGTTAAAGGAGGCAATTCTGAGAATGTTGCACTATTGTTTGTTTCATAAAGAGGAACATCTTTCACTATAACTTGATGTGTTGAAAGAATTGTGTCTTGCTTTGTCTCAATCATACCTTGAGCAAAGAATGCAGTTGATGCAAAAGATGTTTCTTCTTCAGTATTTGTTAGACTGTCTGTAATTTTAACTTCTTTTGTACCTACAGTAAATCTCAAATTGTCTGTATTTGGCAAACGTAGTCTAAACCACACTTCACCATTTTCATTAGCTAAGATATCAGCAGTTTCACTGTATGTCCAATTTACAACGCCGGCAGGATTTTGGTATTCATATAGAGTTATTGGTCTTGTAAAATCAGTCATATCAATACGGTCAAAGAATACTTTAAACTTTGCGTAAGGTTTTAGACCAGTTACTGATCCTAATAGAACTTGTGGTCGAATGTATGGAACAATTTCAGTGTTAACAACTTTAGATCCTAATGAGGTGCTATCTTTGTCAGCAAACGTAAAAGATTCTGAACCTGTTCTCTCGTTTAGATAATCAGTCTCAATTGTTGCACCAAACGCAGTTGTTCTAATATTTTGAGCGGCTGCTTCTGCTTCATTAAGAGTTGTATATGATCCAACTAAAGTTTTACTAGAACCTGTTCCTTTATATACTTTATATCCAGCAACGCTAGTTTGCCAAGAGTTCCAAGTTGTTGTTACTCCACCAACCTGCTGAGCATCACCTAAACCATTTAGATTAGCGTCATTAATGCTGACTGTATTAGGCGGTAATGTGATGGTATCGATCCATACATCATTCTCTGGAACAAGAATCATATTACCGATAAAGCGATATGTTGATCTTTCTGTGTTTATTGTTGCAGTAACAGAAGATATGTTTGCATATTCAACTTCATTGTAGTGAAGAGTGATTAGATCGCCTGTTTTCTTAACTCCATTTTCTGATTCTGTTATGTAATCATACTTGATAGACTGCATAGAATATAGTGGGCGTATACTATATTCTGCAGGATCAACAACAATACGATAATCAGGATTTGTTGAATCGCCTAATGAGTGATCGCGGAAAGTATCAACAAAGATACCGTTCTTGAATCTATCAAGACCAGTTTCGTCCTGAATCAACATATCAGCAGCACTCTTTTCCAATAAGCTAAGAGCAGCATAATATTCAAGATTTGCAATTCTATTTTTCATAACACCAAGATCACGCATTGTTTGTCGAACAGAAGCAAGTCTTCTACTTGATGATGCAATGTCCTGTCTGCCAATAATCTTAGCATAATATGGTGAGATAGATGGAAATGGAGCAATAACCAATTCAGCTATTTCTAATTCATCTGCTGGCGTTTGAGGCGCAATAGGAAGAGTTGCGGGTTGTCCTCTTGTGATAGAGAATATCTTATTCTTACTCAAATGAACAATATCTTTTCTTGCAACATAGTATGAGTAATCAAAGGTAATTTCAGAAGATGGTGATGCCAAAGCAAGTGTGCTCTCAGTAAAATTAAATGAGTTTGACTTTCCTGGATTTATTGAAACGCTACCACTTGCAGGATCTGTTATATCGGCCGCTGTAATTGTCTTTACAGGTCTAAAATCGATATGATTTCTAAGATCATACTTTTTACCAGATGAAGGTGATGTGTAGATAGGAATTTCAGCAGTAGTTATTTGAACCTCTGTTGGATTCTTATCAAAATCCGGAATTGGATAAGAATCAACAGTATAGAATCCTTTACCTTCTGTGAAGTTAGGTATAAAATAATCCAACTCAACAAGTAAAGTATCTGTTGCTCCTAAACTCGATCTTGGCTTAATTGTTGCAATATCATACAATGTGTCTTTCTGACCATTATCAAATATAAACTGCGATGTTACGACTGTGGCTGTAGGATCAGTGTTTGATGTTGGATAACCGCCTGCTTTTTTAAGAATTTTCTTTATTCTATAAACATCTGAGAATCCAAGATTATATGGTCCAGTAGTCGTTGCAACGTGAGTTGCACAATTAATTTTTACATAACGATTAATTCTAAGATTTTTAGATGTTACTGCGGCTTGTCTTCTAGCTGCTCTAAATGATAGCGCAGCATTTGCACCGGCTGGTGATGGGAAAGTTTCACCTAAGTTTATAGAAAGACTTGTGCTATATGGTGATCCTGAAGCAGTTACAGTACGTACTGCACCGGTTGTTATACTCTTAGATCCTAGATCAATAAAACTACCAGCGCCATAGTGTCTGAAAAGTGTATTGGTTGTTAATGTTGGAACATCAGTTTCCGCTAATTGTAATGTATTCGTACCAGAATCACTTGTAGGTGTAATCAAAACTGTAAATACACTAGAGTTTCCTGAGAATTGAACTTTTTCTCCAGCATTTAATCGAGTAAAGAATGTACTAGTGCCAGTGATAGAGTTTGCTGCCGCGCCGGTTGCAACTGTCCCCGACATAGCAACATTTACGGATGTATTTTCTAAACTTAAGAAAAGCTCTCTCTTATCTGTTGTAGATAAGGTATTTGTATAAGGAAGTGTATCAGATCCTGGAGCAGACACGGTAATTGCGTCGGTACCAGTAATTTGTACAGCTTTTGTTGTAGTGTAGTAATAAGTTGTACGAGATGCATCACCACTGTTTTTTACTTTTCTGGTAAAATTTGAGCCGGTGTAATATAGGAGAGGTGCATTAAATGGTTCTCTTAAAACTGTTGTGCCTGTTGTGCTATCTGGAACAATGTCGGCGCCAAAATCAGCAGTTGATGCATTATCAATATACATACTTTTTACAGAAGAGAATCCATTACTTCCTATCATACGAATATCCGATAGGTAAATATCTGCTCTACCATCTGATGTACCTAAGAATCCAGTATTGTATTCGATACTCATAACTGTAGCCGTACCGATAGTATTACCTACAGCAGTACCACTGAATAATCCATTTGAAACTCTTCTATTATATCTATCAAGTAGTTTAATTTCTATACCTTCATCAAGCTCAAGATGACCTGCCATGTTATTTGCTGTAACATAAGAGCCCATGAAAGCTGATACAATTTGAGAAACTACATTTTGATATGTATTAGATTTAGGTGTGGTTAGATAATCTGGGCTAACAAGTTCAACTTCATATCCTTTAACATATGCTGTGCCAGAATTAATACGAACAGAGATTAAGTTTGCATCTGGATTTTGTGAAGCAGAAATTCGACCACCATTTGTGCCTGTATCTGCATTTTCTCTAAGTTCAACATCTAAACCAGAAACATAGTAGTCTCCGGATTCATCATAGGTTCTCTTTGCAAGTTCATCCTTAAGAATATTGTATTGAGTTCTTTGATTGAGTGTTTTAATAACACCATCTTTAATGGTAAAGAGACTTGTGAAGTTTGGAAGACCTTCTGTATCATCAAATGCGCGAGATTCCAAGACTGCTGTTAGTTTTAAGCGGTCAGCACCTGGCGCAGAATAGTTTGAAGATTCGAGAGCTGGATCAAGTAGAGTACTATCATTAGTATAATCAATGATATTTTCAACAATGTTGAAACCAACCTTAGCTGTTGGATTGTCGTTATATCGATCAATAATAACTTCTTGTCCTGGAAAATATATGAAATGTTCTTTTGAGAATATAACACCTTCTGTAATACGGAAAGCAGATCCTTTTCCTGTGGCATTTGTTGCTACTACTACAAGATTGCCAACATTTGATATAAGAATTTCATTTTCCATAAATTTCTTTTGGGCAGTATTTGCACTATCAACCGAAGCGTAATCGATATAAAGAGTTTTTGTTGCATTTGCACTAAGTTCTGTGCCGTCGAGAACAATATTTACATATGCCTTAACATTAGAAGTTTGACCTAAAAGTTCCACTCCATCAAAATTTGCAAGTGTAATATTATTACCAGTAGGATCAACATCCTTAATCTTTACATAATCAAGAGGTCCAGTTGAAGAAACGTTATTTGCAAATAGTTGGAAGTTGCCAGGAAGAACTATTGTGCCTTCTTGAAAAATGTGTCTACCAAAGCGCGTAATCTGCTTTTGCAGAATTGTCTGCATTTGAGTAAGTTCGCGGCCTTGGACAGCAAAACCGGGCTTATAGAGGATTCTGTAATACTCTTTTCTGGCATCATAATCGTCATAATATGGAGTTACATTCAAATCGGTTGATATGTTGTATTGCTCTGTATTTGCGTATTCTGATCCTGGAGTGTTTGCGTAAACATCAACGATGAATGCCATTTAGTCTTTTTCCTCTTCACTGGAATTAAAATGAAACCACGATCTTAAAATCTTCGGTCTGATCTGTAGCTCTTTGGATTGGTGTTATATTATTTATGTACAATAAATTTCCTGTATATGGAGTAAATGATCTGTTAATGACACTATTTACCTTAGGTAGACGAGAAGCTTTCGAAATATCTCCTACTAATGCACCGGAACTTAAAATTCCAGAAACATCTATCAACTGTAAAAGAAACGTCGTTGAATTCCAACTAACAACTCTGCCTTTGAATGATGCTGTTTCCAAGCTTGTTCCCTGAAAAACATATTCATCTTCTTGATAGTTATCACCAACATCTTGAGTAGATATAGATGTGGTTTGTGAATATACCAATCCAGAAGCTAATGTGACACCATCATTTAATTTGGGATTTTTGATCAACGATATCTGTCTAAACTCATTTTCAGTGTCTAAAATTCCAGATTCTGATCCTCTTAATCGTGGATTGATTATAACAAAAGATCCTCCAAGTTCTTCTACTGGATCAGCACCGTGACCGCCTGTAGGGCTCATAATAACTCTTGCTATTGCTCCGCTACCATTAGCAGAACTGAAACTTGCATTAGCATAAGTGTAGTTTAGACCTTTGTTGCTCACAAGAATACTTTCTACAGCAAATGTTGTGGTATTAACACTAACAGTTGCTTCTGCGCCAGTTCCATCGCCTGTAATAGTAATTGTAGGAGGAGAGGCAACGTTATAGAGGGATCCTCCGTTCAAAATCTTAATTGATCCAATTGATCCTTGCACAGCATTGTCTTGAACTTGCCACTGTAATGATCCGTTATCTTCTGTCAACGTGCGGACTGGAATAAAATTTGTAGTGGTAAAACGAAGCTTTTCTTCATCGGAAAGCGTGTACATATACTTCCAGATATACTTATCGGCTAAACGTTCGGCTATGTATGTATTGATGGTGGTCGGTTTAACTGTTGATGGACCGCCATTGTTATTACCTAGACATTTGTAGACATTCCACTCATCTGTAACAACGTAAAATTTTACAGTAGGATCATTCATATCTAACGTTGCTTCGGAATCATCATATTCTGTATATACAGTTCCAGATATCCAGTCAAATCTGCGAATAGCTAATCGAACATCATTACCTATAATCCTTTTGGCACCAATCATGTTTTTCCAAGCTTGATTGTATGTGTCAACAGAACTATTGGCCTGCAAAGGAGTAGCATCGTTTGCCCATGGCTCTACTTTGCTAAAAGTGAGATAAACGTACGGTGAACTTGCATCTCCGACCGAAGCTTTGAACTGTTCAGCGTTGTGAATTTGCAAACTTTTAGTATATATCGAAGCCATTTCTTTTCCTATTTTTTACTATTTAGTATATAACTTTACCAACATTAACTGTTCCCGAGGTATTAGGAAGAAGGGTGTTCGCCAGATATGTTAGATTACTGGTATTTGCTATGTATTGAACAGTGTTAATAATGAACTGATTAGAATTTACCACTGTCTTGATCTTATATGGACCGGCAACACTACTGTAATTAACGTTTATGACATTAGCAGCAACAGCAGTCGCTATATTAGATGGAGATAAGTTGCCGGTCAACCATTCCAGATATACAATATCATTAACGATTAATCCGTGAGAACTGTAATCGATGCTAACGTTTCCATTATAGAAACTGTATGTTTTTGTTGTGGTTGAAACCAGATTATCCGAAACTTCTCCAACAGGAACGTTTAAGTTTATTCCTTCATCTACTATCGAGTATTCACCGAATAGTTTCATTCCAGCAGGATGTATTAGGTTTTTTAGAACAGCGCGGTACTTATCTATAGATTGTCTAATTTTGACAACATAAGAGAATTTTTGGTAGTAATCCCTATCTTGAATAAAGTTATATGATGAAATGTGGCCATCATCATTAAGGTATCTGCCAGGATAAGTAAATGCTCCTGAGATGATTGTAGCTACAGCCTGTGCTGTACCATCACCAGATGATGAAAGATTCAATGTTGGTGGTGTTAGATATCCCGTACCATGATTTAAAATTTCAACGCTTAAAATTTTACCTTGTATAGAGTTACCAGAATATAAAACTTCTCCTGATCCAAGAACGGCCGTAACTTGAATATCGGCATTGGATGCTTGAGCATTTGATGATACAACATTAGCTATTGGTAGAAAGAGTTGATCATATCCTGAACCACCTGTAATATGACCAGGAACGTTAACGAACTCGACAGCAGTGATTGTATTGGCTTGTGATGGGTTAACATTACTAACTCTACCTGCTGCACCAGTTCCATAACCACCAGGAACGTTTATGAATTCAATTGTGTCGCCAATTCTATATTGTGTACCACCATTAACAATTCTCATTCTTCCAAGAATACCAAGACTTTTAACTCTTGAGTTTGCTTCGGCAGAGAATGAAGGAGCAGTTAAATAACCGGAACCTAAGTTATAGAGAAAAACACCAGTAATTGGGCCAGTGTTAGCATAGACAAAGTAAGAAAGAGAGTTTGCTAGTGTAGTGTTGGCATTAGCAGGATTTGTAAACCCAGAGAAATACAGACCATAGTTAATGTTATTGATATTCGCATTTGCTATCGATTGTATAGTAGTATAAACAATATTGTATGAGTTAGGATGATATACGTTATCTGCCGAAACACTAGAAACGTTTGCGTTTGCGCCTGTTCCGCCGCCAGAAATCAATACTGGATTTCCTACCTGGAATCCAGCACCACCACTTAAAGCAGCAATAGATGTTAGATTACCACTGCTTACGGAGGTAACAATGATATTTGCATCAATTCCTGTTTCGCTTTCAACAATTACGTACTGACCGACATTATATCTTGTTCCGCCGTTGATAATCTCAATTGTATTAAGACCACCAGAGAACAGGTTAGCTGTCAGTGTCTTTTCAACTTCACTCTCAAAGAATGTTGCTGTTATTGCTTCACCATACGCAAAGTCTCTATATTGATTTGATAGCTTAAGCTCACGAACAAGATAGTTGCCTTCATAATATGATGAGGCACTTTCAACAAGAGCATAGGCATTTGATGAGTTGCCAGTAATTCTTCTATTGATAAATTTAGTTTCTATTGCTAAATCGTTATTAGCTACACCGTCAACTCGAATATCGGTAATCTTGACTGATTTTTCTTGAAACCATTTACCATCCGAAACTTTAAGAACGTCTTGCTGTGGATAGTAGAAATCAACTTCATCATCAAATAGGAGTCTCATAAGAAATCGAATTGATTTTTCGGTACCTCTTGCGCGATAAAAATCTTTGATCTTTTTAATGATAAGGGTTTTGTCTACCGCCGTGTCTTTTGGAATAAATGGGATAAAATTATCATAGAACTTTTCAACAAAGATATCTGTCAAATCAACATCATCCTGTTCTAATAGGCTCCTAGAAACATTCACAACACCATTCTGTTGTTCCATAAACTCATAATATGCTTCCACAAAAGCAACAAAGTTTTCATGATCATTTCTTACAAAGAATGGAACTTGAGAAGCTACTAGATTTGATATTTTATTGTTGCTGATCATTTGTTATACTGAAACAACTTCTATTTGGGATGAAAGTGGATTATTAACGTCAATATCGAGAATCTTATTTCTAATAGAAGTGATAATTTCTCTGTCTATAAATGTATTTATAGTCAAAACATTCGTTTCGTAATAGGTATTAGATGTTATAGAAACGGGTAGCAGTGACTTAAGAACTATTACTCCGGAATCATAATCAATTGTACCAGCATTTTCACTAACAAATATTTTTTCTCCATTATTATTGAGATAATATGTTCTAAGTATACCAATGCGTGATTGCAGAATAGGAGTAACACTTACACCCGTTCCAGTATCTCCTGATATGGACACAGTAGCTCTAGTGTAGTTGATGCCTTTATTTGTCATCACAATTGAAGCTACTCGACCACCAAAGAGTTTGGCATAAGCAGTTGCACCAGTGCCATCACCAGAAATAGTAACTGTTGGTATTGTGCTATAGTTTATACCACCATTTGCAATGTCGATTCTTTCGATACCAGAATTTATCGATGGAGTCTCTTCAAAGAATACCTGTCTTGTAATAAAGTTAGTATCAACGATATCCAATGAAGGATAAGATGATACAGAACTGCTAAAATCGCCCTTCTTGATAGGTATACCATAGTCAATGGTGTAATTCTTTGATTGACTCAAAGTTAATGGAATTCTTTTTTGAAGTATGATTTTGAGATCGGAACCAGTAATAGAATTCTCTGAGTCTTGAATATACTTTTGAAGGACTGATTTTTGGAAACTAGATTTGAACTTGCCTAGATAATCTATCTTATAGTCTTCAATAGCAGCTTTCACGATATTCTTAACAGCGGTCGCATCATATTGTGTAGCGTCCTGATCATAGTAAACTGTTCCACGAACAATAATATATGTATAGGAAGGATCCACAATCTCAGGAGAAACAGTTAACACGTTTCTATTTTTGATTAGAGTGTCCTTAATGTTTTCTTTTTCCAAATTGCTAAGGAAGAAGTTTTCCTTTGTTTTTAGCGATAGGAACACCTTACCGTAGATAACAGGCACATTATCTTCACCACCCCAAACAGCTACCGAATCGATGTTTGGATAGTCTTTTGTAACCAGTGTTTCATAGTCATATGTGGTAATGGCACGGTTCTGTGCTGAATAGTAATATGGAGCGCGATATTTTACCTGATCAATTGTTTCCTTTTCAGTGCCAGAATATGTCGCAGCGGTCGAGGATACAATAACGTTATCATTGAATGAACCAACATTAGTTGATAGGGTAAACACATTAATCTTATTGGCTATTGAACCGACGCTATCGATATAGGTTATATTGATGATATTGCCATTTGTAGGTTTCTTACCAATTACATCATCACCGAAGTATAATCTATAATTTCCATCTTCATTCTCTTCAATAAAATATACCGCTGAATTTGATGTAATTTCGGTCAAGTCTTCTGCGATATTATAAACAGAGGTATTTGTACTTGATGTTGATTCCTGAACAGTAACGATTACTGTATTGAGATCCACATTTGCAGATGGTATTTCAAATCGTCTCTTGGTATTTGATGGGCTCATAAAGAATTGACGAGTAACAACTTCGCCTTGCTTTATTACAACATTAGGAAATAAGAATGATCCATCATTCTTAAAAGCAGTGTTGGAATTTAATGCAACAAATGGGTAATTGATACCGTCTAATGAAGCGCCGAAGAACTTGGTATATCTGTTTAGTGTTAGACTGTTTGCAGCTTGATCTTCATTTTCTGAAGGTGTTACTCTAACGTTCAGCTTGGTTTCCGAGCCATGACTACTTTCTGGCACATAATTGATAAGCTTTGCGTGAGATACGGTAGATTGACGCAGCTTTGAAGTGTCAAGGAACATTTCATTGGCAATCATATTCAGGTAATATGCATTGTAGTGAGTGTTATAGGCCAGAAGATCCAGTAGAACACCCATACCTGATCCTTCAAAGTCAAAGTCTTGGAATCTTGACTGGCTTCTTAGGAATGTCTTGAGGTTGTTCTTGATTGAATCAAAATCAAGATCGGTAACTGTTAGAGTTGTATTGGCTGGCATTAGCGGACTCTTTCTAGGAATATTGTGGTGGTCAGTGGCTCGTTTCTATTGAGAATTACAAAATCAAGTCTTGCTGTATATCCATTATTATCATAGTCTGGCACAACTGTAACTCTTAGAACCTCTACTCGAGGTTCATAGTTTTTAATAACTTCTGTTATTGCGTTCTCTAGGAAATTAGCAACAAGCGGAGTTATATTATCAAATAGCAATTTGACGGCATTTGAACCAATACCAGGTCTAAAAGGCTTTTCATAGAAATTTGTAAGGACTAAATTACGAACCGAACGCTTGATAGCATCAGCACCAGTCTTAACAACCACATCTTTTGTCATAGGATGTGCGATGAAATCCAAATCTAAATCGGAATAGTCTGGTGTTCTTGATATTACTATTGGTTGTGCCATGTGATTATTTATGTTTCTCTAGCAGGTGATGTTGGTTTCTTAAATGTAACTTCGGTAGAATCAGCATCAACAGAAGCACCAGAAGCAAGTAGAATATTAGGTGCGCCATCGGAACCATCAGCAGCAATAGAACCGCCTTTTAGTGATATTTTGCCGCTTGATTTTAGATTCAAAGCTGAGTCTGATTTCATATGCATACTGCTACCAGCTTCTATCATCATTTTTCTACCTGATTTAATTCCAACGGCTTGTTTAGCACCAAGGGCTACGGAATCACTGGTAGACAATAAAGATAGACCACCATCGGATGCAATAGTGGTAATACCCTGAGATGTAATTTTGGTTGACCCCTCAATATTGGTAGACATTTCCTTTGCAGTCGTATCCATATTACCACGAATTGTTTGATTTAAATTCTTAGCTGTCACATTCATATCGCCATGGACAACCGTATTATGATTTCCCTTGACAGTCACATTATAATCTCCGTCTACACTGAGGCTTCCTCCGCCTTGAACAGTAATATCTTGAGCGCCAGTGACAAGAATTCTATTCTCACCAAATATAATCTGATACATTCCATTCTGGGCGCCAATAGATATAGCACCATCAGGCATGAATTGGATCATAGAACCACCGCGATGCTGAATGGTTACATGTTCACTGCCCATGGTATCATCAGTCATAATGACATGCCCCGATCTAGTCTTGGCCAATACATTATAATTTGGATACTCACCGCCAGTATCTCTTGCATCTGGCGGACCAGACCATTCAGCTGGTGTTACGTTCTTAGGATTACCTGGTGGTTTATAAGCGCCCATAATTCATCACTTTCTTATTTAACTGCATCAAAAATATTACCCACATTATGTCCAATATCATTCGCTTTATTTAATAGTGTTTGGGCTTGTGATCCCGGAGCAATTACTTTTTCCATCATGCTTTTAGCTATTCCTTGTTTATCTGGTGGCAGTCTATTAAACATATCGGACATAACACCAGATGAACTACCAAACATATTACCTAGAGAAGCACCAGGGAATCCAGCACCAGAAGACATTAAACTACCAAACGCATCAATTGCTTTCTGGACTGGCTCAGGAGTTGTTATTTGAACTGCTCCAGTAGCCGATAAACTCATAGATATATCACCAAACGCTGTAGGAATAGTAAATGGTGTAGCCGCTAATTTATCTAAACCGAATAATGATGTGTCGGATTGTAGACGCTGCATATTGCTAATTACTTCACCGAGAGACTGATTGCCCTTTAATATAGAAACAGCATTGGTCAAGTATGTAGTAGGATCCACCTTACCCGATGTAGAAAATCCACCGCTTTCCGATATTTCCATTGACTGCATTAGACTAAACATATTCTGCATACCCTGGGCTAATTCAGGTTTTAGTGATGATAATAACTCATCGGCTACAGATGAGGTAAGCGATGTTAAAATATTACTTACCGAGAAATTGGTACCAGGCAAAGCAGAAAGCATAGAACCAGTTAGAATATTACTGAAAGATTGAGTAGCTGAAGAAACACCAGTTATTTGCTTTAATGGCATACCAGCTAGATTATACGATGCTCCGTGAGATTGCATACCTTT